AGCGAACAGGTCACCGGTGGGAAGGTGGCCCGCCGCGTCAACACAGAACGCCGAGAACCAACCACGAAAGTCACAATGGCCGTTTGACGTTATAGAGAGGGTACGACGGACGCCGTTCTCCGTATAGTCGAGGAAAAGGCGCCCGTCTTCCGTGGTCCACGGTGTCAGGTGAAGCTTCGCGTCGTTAAGAAGTTGGACGCGGTTGATCTTCTCGCTCATGGCTGCTCCTTGGTTAGGAGCCCACTATATGAATGGAGGTGAGGGTTGTCAACAAAATTCCCTCACCTTCCTCACCCCGGCTCTTCGGGCCACTCCACCGACCACGGGAAGCCATCCTGCGAACTGATGTCGCGGAGCGCCTGCCGATAGGAAGCCCACTCACCCTTCGTGACATTGTCGAAAGGCGCATCATCCACCTGCGTCCAGTCGCACGCTGCCAGCTTGGCATTGCGTTCGGCCCGCACGCGGGTCGCTTGCTCGCTGTCGAGGCGTGCCTTATATGCCGCTTCCTGCTCGGCCGCCGTGACATCAGGCGTGTCGACGAAGATGGGGCCAAGCACATACTTGGTGTACCACTTGTCGCCAATCTGCTCGACGCCCTGACGCATGGAGTACTGATAGACGGTACCGCCACTTGCCTGCGGACCCTCGAAGATGACGTCGTAACCCCAAGCCGCATAGTCGATGACGGGCGGGAAAGACGTGTTGGAGTGAAGCGCCCGGAACTGGGCGTCAGTAATGATATGGCCAGTGGCCCGCTCTCGAAGTTCCATTGTATCCTCTCTAGCTTACCGACAAGAAAATATAAGAAGCACCGTTGATGTTCACCAAGTTGCCACCAGCGTTGCTGAGTTCGAAGCCGCTCGCAGCCGTATCCACCCAGTCGGTCCCGGTGACTTCGGCAGCCGTGCTGTTGAGCAACAGGTATGGATCGTTGCCTGCGACGATGCCGCGTGCGCTGTCCCAAACGTACCAGTCGCCCGTGCTGTCGGTGCGCTTGATCAGCACGAACCGCGCACCAGCCGCGAAGCCGCAGTTCACGACCTGAGTTGCGCCGGTGCCGGTGTAGGTGCCGACCTTGCTGACGCCGGGGCAGGAGGCGAAGAGGTAGGCGACGTAGGTGCCGCCAGCATAGTTCACAAAATCTGTGCTTGAGAGATTGAGTAGTGTGCTTGTGGGTGCTGCGGTATTAAAAAAATTCCAAGGAGCCCCATTAGCCGAAGCGTTTAACTCCAAAAACATATATCCAACATAAGCACTAGATACCGCCCATCGCCCTGTAATGGGGCCGCTTCGCAATTTCACAATCATCAATTCCGGTGCCACCCCCAAGTTGTGGCTCACCGTGCGATTAGCACCAGTCCCCGTGTAGCACACCACGTCGAAGAAGCCGGGGGCACGACGGAACAGGTAGTTGATGAACGTGTTGGCTGATGCGTTGGTGATGGTAGATGTTGTGCCAACCTTGACGCCATCCATCACATCCCAAGGATTAGTCTGAAGGATAGTGGTGCCTGCCGCAACTTCTGCGGCTGTGCTGGATGTAACTAGATAGCCCGTGCCAGTGAGCCGTGAAGAAAACAGACTAGCCACAGCAGAGCCACGGTTCTGGATGAGAACCGCGTCATCCGTCTGTCCGCCAGTTACCGTAGCATCGACGCCAGTGCCAGTGCGCGCATTAAGCCCAAACACACTCGTCCCGGTCGTCGGGGTCCGCATCGGGCCGCGCCGGATGGCGATGTAGATGTAAGTTTGTCCAGCTTCATTAGAAAAAGTAGATGAATTTCTTAGTATAAATCCAGTCGAGGTTATATTTGTTGAAGATCCAACACTGCCAGTGGTATTTGGAGACAAAGTCACGGCAACCCCGTCCGGTGCAGGAAAGCCACGCATATTATCAAACAAAATCCAGTCAGTTGAGGCGCCCGAAGAAGCTCTTTTTATTAGCAACCATTGAGGCTCATATCCCAGCGTAATTGTATTGTTGAAAGTACCATCCCCGATATATGACCCACAGCTAATCACATTGTCCGTGCCGGTCGCGCCGAAGCCGCCCGCGTCGTGCGCGAAGAGGTAAGCGACGTAGGTGCCGCCGCTGGCGTTGACGCTCGCATCCGTGCCAAGGCTGAACTCGGTTGCCGTCGGCGTTGTGCTGTTCCAGCGCGTTGCGCCGGTTGCTGCAGCAGCCGTGCTGTTGAGCACCATGTACTGCGTGTTCGCAAGGCTGCGGTGATACACCTGCCAGTCGGCGACGCCGTTCGTACGCTTCACAATGATGCAGCCCGGCACAGAGCCAAGGTTGTGCGCGATGGTCCGGTTCGCGCCGTTGCCCGTGTAGGTCACAACGTCGAAGAACTTCGGCTGCTCGCGGAAGGTCCAGGAGGCATAGGTTGCCGCGTTGGTGTTGACCTTGGCAAGCGAGCCGATGCTGAAGCCGTTCGCAAGGAAGCCTGTCAGGCCCGTCGATTGCGTGGTCTGAGCAGCGGTAGTGTTGGACGCGATGTCAAAGGTTGCGCCGCGTGCGGTGTCGTATAGCGCATGATCGGTTGCGGCGCTGCGGCTCTTCAGCCAGACGAGGCCGCCGAAGCCGGGGGTTTCGATGAAGGCGGTGGTGTTGGACGTGAGAGACGTGGCAGCGTCTGTTAGGCTGGAAGCGGCGTCCGTTAGGCTGGTTGCGGCATCCGTGAGGGAGCTTGCAGCATCCGTCAGGCTTGAAGCGGCATCAGTTAGGGAGGATGGCGCATAAACAAAGGTCGAAGAGCCAACGGTGTAAGTGCCGGACCCGGACCCGTCGCCGGGGAGTTTGGCTAACAAAAAGTCATTGGTACCAGAGGCGATGGAATACCCGCAGACATAGACATTGCCAGAACTGTCTACTGCTACTGAGCTGCCAAAGTTAGTTCCAGAAGAGCTTAGACGACGTTGCCACTGGATAACGCCGGAGGTGTTATACTTAGCAATCTGGAAGTCATAGGTGCCGTCATACCCACAGACATAGACGTTGCCAGAACTGTCTACTGCCACTGAACGGCCATCGTCACTTCCAGAAGAACCTAGACGACGTTGCCATTGAATGATGCCACTTGTGTTGTACTTAGCAATCTGAAAGTCCGAAGAGCCAGAGGCGTCGGAATACCCGCAGACATAGACGTTGCCGGAACCGTCTACTGCTACTGAGTTGCCATCGTTAGTTCCAGAACCGCCTAGACGACGTTGCCATTGGATAGCACCACTTGTGTTGTATTTAGCAATCTGAAAGTCCGGAGAGCCAGAGGCGTCGGAATACCCGCAGACATAGACGTTGCCGGAACTGTCTACTGCCACTGAACGGCCAAGGTCACTTCCAGAACCGCCTAGACGACGTTGCCATTGGATAACACCACTTGTGTTGTACTTGGCAATCTGGAAGTCATCGGTACCAGAGGCGTTAGAATACCCGCAGACATAGACGTTACCAGAACTGTCTACTGCTACTGAGTAGCCAATTTCACTTCCAGAAGAACCTAGCCTGCGTTGCCACTGGATAACACCGCTGGTGTTATACTTGGCAATCTGGAAGTCATGGGTACCAGAGGCGTCGGAATACCCGCAGACATAGACGTTGCCGGAACCGTCTACTGCTACTGAGTTGCCAAAGTTAGTTCCAGAACCGCCTAAACGGCGTTGCCACTGGATAACGCCGGAGGTGTTATACTTAGCAATCTGGAAGTCATAGGTGCCAGAGGCGTTGGAAGCCCCGCAGACATAGACGTTACCAGAACTGTCTACTGCCACTGATTGGCCATAGTCAGTTCCAGAACCGCCTAGAGTCGCGATCCACCCCGGAGAAGTGGCGCCGTTGCCCAAGCGAATGCCGTTCGGAATGCCCTGAGAAGAGCCGTTACCCGTGTATAGCCACGTCGAGAACGTGTCTTCGATGTAAGTGCCCTCGACAGCAGAGGAGGAGCCGAGGAGAGATTCAGCGAGAAGCATTAACGGGAATCCTTGATAGACTGGACACCGCGCCAGATGGCGCCACCGTCGTCCGTAATGAACACAAGCACATCCGTGCCACTAGCAGTCAGAGTCGGTGCCGTACCGCTAGGCCACTTGACAGACGACTGCCACGTTACGGTGTGGGCGCCCCCGTTGGTCAGTTCGAGGATGAGGCCTGCTGCCACCGTGCTGGTAGGCGGGTTGGCGAACACAAAGGAGGAACTGCCGCTGACGGCCGCCGAGAAGAAATTGGCTGTGCCCAGATCGAGGGTGGTGGTCGCGGAGACGTTGGTGAGCGAAACCTTGGCCAGCGTGTAGCCCGAGATGGCCGCCAGCGCGTAAGCGCGAAGTTGGGCTGCCGTAGCACGCCGCGTACCGTAGGCCGAGACGGAGACTTGTGAGATTTCGAGAAGGTCTGTAGCCTCCACCGCCGAAGCAGTGGTTAGCTGGCTAATCTTATAAGTTGCCA